TGATCGAAGGTCGTGTACTCCTTGCCGCTCCTGCTGTAGAACGTTGCCTTATGTCCATCCACGAACGCCAACACACGAACGCCATCCAGCTTTGGCTCGATGCGGACAGGCCACTTCTTGATGCTTTTCTCGTCATATTTGGCGGCAAGCATACAGCTGAATGTTGGCACAAGCCCCTTAAATACCTTATTGACCGTTGACGCGCCGATGCCGCAGCGCAAATCCTTGTTGATGATCATCGCCAGCAGTCTGCTACTGTTTGGCGACATCATGTTGAACGCGTGATCCACCTCGTCTCGCGCTGCGCCACCAGACAGCTCTCTTGCTGCAAGTTTTTCAAGCAACTCGAAAGCGCCCACATCTTCAAAGTGCGAACAACCGTTCTGATTGATTATTGGCGTAACGTTCAAGCCATAAGTCAAGAACGGATTCAGCGCGATCTTTAGAACGTTACGCAGCATCTGGCTGTCATTCTGCCGCAACACTTCACCCTTCGCCGCCCCGCTAGCCTCACTTACTTGAGCCAGCACCTCATAGATGTCGTCTGAAGTAACCATCAGCTACGCAACCACATAAGCAAACTAACAAAGATCAGTACGGTCGGGGCCGCAACTGTCACAACAAAAACCAACCCTTGTACAACTGTCATCAATTATCTCTCATCTGTTTTGCCAGATCAGCGAGAGTCTTTGGCTTGCTCAACGACTCCGGCTGTTTCTCCGTCTCTTCCTGAATTGCCGCATTGATTGCGTCTGCATAGCTGGCGCTAATAGGCGCTGGCGTCGGGTCCGGCTGTGGTACAGCGGGGCGCGCTTTAACAGGCGCTGGACGCTCCACGCTAGGACGACCCATTCCGACGGGGAGGTTAGGAAGCTTGCTGTTGTTACTGGCCGCAAGGTTCCAGCCGCGAGCATAACCCAGTGATGACTTATTTATCTTCTCAACGGGAATCTCTACGTTCGGGCGCGGAATGTAGTACAGCGCTTCACCCTTCTCTATCTCTTCGCGGCGCATATCTCGCGCAGGACAGCGGCCACGCTTGATTGCCGTGAAGCACTCGCCGTACAAATCACCCTCCTGCTTGAAGTTACCCTCGTTATAACGAGCGCCCAGGTGTACACAAACCGCGTACGCCTTCTTCTGTTCAAGAACCGGGCAATCAAGGTAGTAGGCGTTATCACCGCCCGCTGACATGCCTACTGGAATTTTCTCGCTCATAGTTACCTCCTACCAGCTTCCGTAATGATCCGGACGGCTGGGTTTTTGCGGTGCAGACGGGGTGATGCAAGCGGCCTGCTTGTACTCGTGCTCTACCTCGACTTCTAACTTATTGTCGAAGTGGCCGTTGTAGATGTCGATACCGATATGCTTAAGATCGGCAGCCGTGACGCTAGCCTTCTCCAGTGTGATGTTGGTGGAGGTTGCGATGTAGTTCAAGTTTTCAATATCCTGTTCGCTTATCGTAAACTCACACTCCTGAACCGCGTAGCCGCGCTCCGTCTTGTCGCTTACAATCTTTTGTGTGTACCTGTGAGCGGACAACTTGTGCGCGAACTGCATCACCTTGAACTGTCCGTCAGCGCCAACGCGACCCCAGCGACGAATCATCAGAGTGCGGCCAGTAACGTCATTAACCAGCAACACCACGTCGTAATCTTTGGTGCCGCCGTTATGCTCAAGTGACGTATGTTCTAACTTGTAACCCATACTATTCTCCTGCCTATCTCCATCCTCACTGTGCTTACAGTTTAGCGATCATTCTGCGGGGGTGCAATCACTACTGACTTACCCGGAGTTTGATTGCCGTAAGCTTGTTCAGTGTCGTAGCCCTCTTGAATGCGTCAACAACCTCTGCGCTTGAGCATTCGTTTGGGTCTTTGCCCTTCGGGAGAACTGCGATCCTTACAGTGAAACCTAGTGAGCGCAACTTCTCGCCGCTCTCAACCGCTGCGTCAATCGCCTTCTTTTCCGAGTCCCACATAAAAGTAACCTCGCGCAGTCCGTGACGCCTCAATACAAGGAACTGCCCTAGCTGGTCGCGAGCGTCATCGTCACTGGCAGACATGTGTTTGCCGAACGTGCCTATTGGAACTACTTGCGCAGTGCCAGCGTCTGATCGCATAGCGACATGAAGCGACATAACGTCGAAGACGCCCTCGCCCACCACGATGGAAGCGGCGGATTTTGCCCGGTGACCGTTAAAGAGGTAGCGTCCGGTGGATGCGAACCCTGGCGGGAACAGGTACTTCTTGGAGGCTTTGCCGGTGATATCCCTGCCCTGGAACGAAACCAGCGTGCCGTCCATGTCGTAGATTGGCACGATCACACGGGAGTCATAGCGCTGTTTGGCTTCCTCGCCGTTCCATTGGTAGGCAAATGAGCCGGAGAAGCAGTACCGCAGTCCAAAGTGCGTAGCCGTTTCGATGTCGATGCCGCGATCCTCAAGATACTGAAGGTTGCAACCGCTTATCGGCAGTTCGACCGATTCCGGAATGACTAGCTTTGTGGGCTCACCCGTATCTATTTGGGTGTCTTGCCGTTTCGGCCTCCAGCCGATTTCCTCAGCCAATCGCTGCAGGTACTCAAACGTTTCCCTGTTTGAGATACCAAGCTCTTCCCGAGCGAAGCTGAACTTGTTGAACTTGGTGTTGCACCTGAAGCAGTTCCCCAGTCCGGATTCTTCGTTGAGATAGACCTTCCAGCGATTGTCACCGCAGGAGGGGCAGTCCTTGACATTCAGCTGCCGCCCAGAACTGCCATACGTCTGCTTGTAATCAACGCCAAGATCGTCTAGGAGATAGGTCGGCTCGACCGTCTCTAAGATGTCCGCCAATTCCTGCCTCATGCCGCTCCAAGCACCGCGAGACAGAATTGCATACGCGCCAAATCCTGCTTAATCTTGATCGTGAATCCGCCGGCCTGGTTTCGGGACGCAGCAAAGTACAACCTGGCTTCCTCGTTCTGCTGCTCTTCCTCGGTCTTGTTGATGGAAATCACAAGGTCGGCAATACGAATCTTATTGAAGTCTTCCGCGACATGCTCAGCCTTTGCCACGTCAGCCTTGAAGCCGTCACGGTTCGTCTGCGTGGCCGAGATTACGGCGAACCCCTCTTCCTGCGCTACAGCACGAACACCGACCCAAACATTTTTCGAATTGGCGATTTCATCGTTCATTCGCATATCTGGTGCCATGATATCGAGGTAGTCGATATAGACCGCATCGAACATTACCCCTTTGGCCTTGTAATGCTGAATGAGCCGACGGAGTTCTCTTGGCGTCCACGAGCCTGACGGGAACTCATGAATCTTGAAGTCACCACGAGTCTGACTGCCACCAAGCGCGACAACCGCCTGCTCTACGTTTTCCGGGTGAATCTGAAGCTCGCCAAACATCGTCTTTGAGATTGCCGCGTCGGCTCTTGCGGCCATAATCTCCTTGGATACTTCAAGTGTGACGTACAGCACGTTGAAACCGGCCGCAACTGCATAGATTGCCGAGTTGATCAACGCGGTCGTCTTGCCCGTCTTCGCGCCGCCCATCCAGATGCTGAGTTCACTGCGACCCCACCCTTTGTGGTACAGCAGTTCATCGATGGCCTTGATGCCTGTCGTGACTCCAGACGGCTGAATCTTCCCGTCGCGCTGATCACAGCGAATTGCGGTACGCGAACCAATCTCCGCGAAGAAATCGTACTCGGTTGCAGTCATTGCGCCGACCGTAAGCGCCTTCTTAATTGACGCCTCGATGGCACTGAAGTCTCGCTTCTCAAGATAATCAACCGACTTCATAATGGCGTTGCCAAGCGCCTGGTGTTGCGCGAACGCCGACACCTGATCCACCACATAGTCGCGACCAGAAAGATCTGCCTTGATCAGCTGACTTAGCTTAGAAACAACTTCCGCCTTCATGTCGGAGCGGATGCGGTTGGCCGCAACTTCATCCTTGACCAGTTTCACCAGTACCGTGTTATCTGGGCATTGGCGATACTTCGCGAAGTATTTCTGCGCGATGTTGACCAGTGTGGCCTCAGTTACATTCTCGAAATGCTCAGGGCTGACCAAACCATCGACGCGCTCATTAAACGTGGCGTCACGAAGAGACAACGCTGCGATCTTCGTCTGAAACGCGGCGTCAAATTCGAATGGCTGAACGGGATCAGGGGCGACTGACTGCTGACCGCTGAGCATTGCGCCGATATCTTGCGCCAGCGACTCTTCAGTTGCGCTCATGAAATCTCCGACTCGTAAGCCTTGCGCATGCTAGAAATGTCATGCTTGAAAACAACGAAAGGCTCGTCATACTCTGGAGTTAAGAGCCTCAAGTGTCGCTGTCGAACGATTACCGCGTACTTGTCGAAATCAACCAGCTTGCAAATCAAATCACCCCCGACATGCGCTTTCCGTATCGCTATGTCTTGCCCCTTCATTTCGTCCAGCCAAGCCTCATGCCCAACCAACTTCCGCTTGCGCGGACGCTTGTCGCCATTCAGATGCAGGGTTTTCTTTCGACCGTCGTGCATTTCACCTCCGTCGTGTCACTACTGACTTATTTAGTTTAAGAAAAGATTAGCCGCTCGCGCAACCAGTTCTGATCCGAATCGATCAATCGCTTTCTGCTCTGGTAGCACTTGCAGCTTGAAGATCATTGTAGCAAGAGAGAACTGGGGGTGGATTCGTGCAGCAGCTTCTCCCAGCAGGTATTCGTGATACGCGTCTTGGTGCTCAAGGCCGGCGTACTCAGCGTTGGTGTAAGTCTTGTGCTTGGCGTAGACAACGTTAGCCTTGCGCTCCCGCAACCATGCCGTTGCGGCCATAGTCACGTACTCAGCCTTAGACATGCTGGTTGGCGTTGGAAGACGCTTCCAGTTCTTCGACCCGGTTTCGCGCATGATCGACCGACAGTACAGGTCGTAGGGCATACACAGCCGGTCTGCCGCCTGCCTGGCCGACCAGATTGAATTAAGGAAAGCCTTGTTTCCGGTGAAGATATCTTCCTTCGTCCCTTTGGGGAACTTGTACCCCAGCTTCATCACTTCGTCAGACAGCTCACGGCGCTGTTTAAGCGACTTTAGAGCTACATACTGCTCGTCATCCACCCACGTATAGAAATCGTCTCTACGACGCATTTCAGCGCGGTAGGCGGCGATGTATTCCTGATTGAAGAGTTGCGTAGCCTTAGCGGGGTCGAGAAGGCGGTAGTCGAACCACCTGGATGATCTAAGTTCGCCATCGTTCTTTAGCAGGGATATGCCCACCTTAGAGATGACGTAATCGAACCAGTCGGAGTCTGAGATGGCACCGTCACAGCAGCGGTCCCTACCCTTTCTGGCTTTCGGGCGTAATACGGCGAAGAGCGCGTCAGACGCGTTTGGAAACCACATAACCCCTCTCACAACTTACACTTTGAACGATGTTACTCAGTCCTGAGTGAAGTTGCAAGAGGGATTCAGTTACTATGCGTAGGCGAGCAGCGCTTCCCTAACGAAGCCCGAGCGTACACAGTCGCCCATGGTGAACTCGCAGATGCCGACGTACTTCGAATTCCTGAAGCGCTGCATGGCGTCCTCCAGCCCGCTTTTCTCTTCGAAGTCCTTTTGACTCATATCGCCATTGACTATCACCTTGCAGTTCTGACCGATACGAGTCAGGAACATCTTCATCTGACCGGGGGTGCTGTTCTGCGCCTCATCCAAGAGAACCCACGTATCGTTGAAAGTATGCCCGCGCATGAAGGCAAGCGGCATTAGCTCAATTGTGCCACGCTTGATCATGTACTCAACAGTGCTTCTGCCCAGGCGCTCTTCAAGGGCGCGTTTGACCGGGGCAATGTACGGATCATACTTTTCATTCATGTCGCCCGGCAGAAACCCAAGCGACTCTTCCGCCTCGACCGCCGGCCTGGTCAGCACAATCCGTTCAATTTCCTTGCTTGTGAGAG